AACAACTTCGATGGCCCGCGCGCGTTCCCCATTGCTAATGCGACGCAGAGCATCCAGGTCTCCCTCAACAACGACCGCCTGTCACAGAACACAAACCGCTTCTACCGCGGCACCACTCGGTATGCCAACCACCACGTGCAGTCGGAGATCGACTACGGCATGACACCGACGATGCTTGACAACGCCCAGGGCCTCGATCAACTCTGGAATCTTGGCATCTCGCCTCTGTTGCCTTACGGAACTTCGCCGGAACAGACCACGCGATCTGGCTTTGCCGGCGTTGAGATCGTATCGAATACGGACACGCAGGCTGTCGTGCGCCTCACGGTTACTGAGCCGCTGTGGCTCGCGCCGTTCCTGTTTGCCCGCGGTGCTCAGGATACCGGCCTCATTGGCATCCAGACGATGAGCGTCACGCTCGCACTCGGTGGTCGTGGCAACGGCGTCTTCGGAGGTCTCGCTGGCGCGCTGTGGTCCCACGTCGGTGGAGCCGATAACAATTCGAACATCACGAACGTCGCGGTATCTGTGGCTAGCGCTGAGATGCTGTTTTCGTATCTCACGCCTGACACGTTGCAGATCATCCCGGAAATCAACAACTACCCGTATTCCGAGCCCATCGTATATACGCAGAGCTTTACGGCGCAGATTGCCGCAGGTGGCACGCAGCAGCTAGAGTTCAATAACATCCAGCTGAACAGCATCCCGTCGCGCGTGATCATCTTCGTGGGCGAGCGTGACCAGGATTTCGATTACACAAAGACGGACACGTACTGGGGGATCGAGAATGTCAACCTGTCCTTCGACAACCGTGACGCGATCCTGAGTAACGCTTCGAGCCGCGACCTGTTCAACATTGCCGCGAAGAACAACACGAATCTGACGTGGACGCAGTGGTCGCGGCACACGGGTTCTGTGCTCGCTCTCGACTTCGGTGACGACATCCCCCTGCGCTCAAACCAGGCCGTCGGCCTGCGTGGATCTTACAACTTCCGGATGTCCGTCACGGCGCGCAATCTCTCTGGGGGGCTGCAGTACCCGCAGCTGACCGTCCTCGTCATCTCGACGGGCGTAATGACCGTGGCACAGCAAAACGTCGTCCGCTCTGTCGGCATCTTGTCGAATGAGGACGTTCTCAACTCGAAGACACAGCCGGCCATGCCGTATCGCGCCACGGGAGACCTTTACGGCGGTGGATGGTGGGATGACTTCAAAAGTGGATTCATGAGCGTGATCCGCCCCGTCGCAAATATTGCGTCGAAACTTGTGCCATTCGTGGCTCCCGAGTTCGCCCCCGTAGCACAGGCGATCAACTCGGCAGTAGGGAATGGGATTATCGGAGGCAGGATGATCGGCGGGCGAAGGGTCTCCCGTGCTGCACTTGCGCGCGCGCTTCACTGAAAGGCATTTTGAAAAAAAACCTCCGTGCGTATAGATTTAAAAAAGGAATCGAGGCAACATGGACCTTCGCATGCTAAATGGAGGCAACCCCGCTGACCGTGCTTCGACCTATGCATGCAACTTAGGAAACGTCGGCGTGAATAGCCTTGATGCGGGTACCGTCGACGCTCGGGCAGTCGAGGGGCTCGTCGTGTCGGGGGAGAGCTTCGAGTTGAAGGATACCTCTCTTTCGCTTCCCTTCTCGGTTCTGAGCCTCAAGGCCATCCCGACCCCGTACGTCTTGGATGACACGCATTCGGCGCGCATCATCTCTGGTGCCGCCTTCTTGAACTACAAGCCCCTCGCCAAGTTCGCGGTGGGGCAGGTCATCGAGTTCGTGTGCTCCGGCCAGGTCGAGACTAACGACGGAATCAAGGATTATATCATTGCGCCGTGGTTCCGAACTGCGAATCCGGCGTCGCAGGCCGAAATTTACGCGGGGCTCGACCTGCAGGCAAACGAGGAGGGATCTTCAAGCTACATGTTCTCGAGCGTCATCACCATCACGGCTGTGACTCCGACGACCATCAATTTCGGTTACAGCTCGCGAAGCCAGCGTTCGTGGACAAACGTGAGTCATCCTGATCTGACGAATTGTGAGTCCGGAGAGCACGACAACGTGCCGTATGACTCGTCGGCAGGCGATACCCCGTTCACGTCTATCGTCATCAACATCGGAGACGGCGGCATTGCAGCGGGAAAGAGTGTGCAGGTCGTTGCCTTGACGAGCTACGTGCGCCTGCTTGCTGGTCCGTCCGGCTACGTCCTCCCCATTGTCTGATGACTTATAAGCGACTAAATTCTGCTCGACGGCTCCCTTAGAATCTCGCCTACGGGCGACTCTTTTTTTTGCTCTATGGGTGGGTTGTTCTCGATCACGCACGCAGAGAAGCAACAGGACACAGAGCGGCACCTGGAGTAGCGGATCGCGCCGAATATACCAAGCGCGAGCGTGGTCACGCCGCCGATTATGGCAAGCACGTCCGCTGTGCTCGTGATGATGTTCCCCATTTTTATAACAGGTGTCCGGTATAAAAACACCGTTCCCCTTATTGCAGCAAAAGGATGGACATCCGAAGCCTCAATAAGGGCGACTCGAACGACAAGACTGGCCTGAGACCAAGGTTCAACCGTGTGTCGGCGTCGTCTTTCTTACAAGAGAAGCCAGACGGGACGTATGTTCCGATAGGGGAGGAGCCAGGGCCGCCTGGTCAGGCCGCTACTGTGACTGTGGGAACGACCACGACTGTGAACTCCCCAGCTCCGTGCAATGTAATAAACAGCGGGACGAGTAGCGCTGCGGTGCTGGATTTCACGCTCGCGCGCGGCCCTGCTGCCACGGTGAGCGTGGGCACAACGTCAACGCTCGCCCCAGGCAGCTCGTGCTTCGTGAATAACGTTGGCTCGAGTAGTGCTGCGGTGCTGAATTTCGGCATAGCCCAGGGCCAGGCGGGCACCCCCGGCGCCGCCGCGAGCGTCATGGTGGGCTCAACGACCACGCTGCCGCCTGGTACACCGTGCAGCGTGAGCAACTCAGGCACGTCGGAGGCCGCGATCCTTAATTTCGGGATCGCGCAGGGCACGGCGGGCACGGCAGGCGCCCCGGGCACATCGGCCACAGTCTCTGTTGGCACAGTGAACACAGTGGCTCCTCCAGGCCCCCCGACCGTGGTGAACAGCGGCACGGCGAGCGCGGCGGTGCTTGATTTCGGCCTCATGCAGGGGGCGGACGGGGCAAACGCGACGATCGCGATCGGAAACGTTACAGCGCTCCCGCCTGGGTCAACGCCCTCCGTGGTCAACGTCGGGTCATCAACCAACGCGGTGCTCGACTGGGGGCTCGTGACAGGGGACACCGGAGAGACCGGTGCGAGCGGTGCAGACGGCGCGGCCGCAAGCGTGGCCGTTGGGTCTGTGGTCGCCCTTCCTCCTGGATCCACGCCCACCGTGGTGAATGCGGGCACAAGCGCCTCCGCGGTGCTGGATTTCGGTCTCGCGAGCGGGGCAGACGGCCAGGACGCAACGATCGCAGTCGGAACAGTCACGGCCCTCGCCCCTGGGTCTACGCCAACCGTGGTGGACAGCGGGGCGCCTGGATCTGCTGTGTTTGATTTTGGTCTTGTGACCGGCGACACGGGGGCGACTGGGGCAGGAGGGCCACCGGGCCCTGACGGCCTCGCTGCGTCGATTGCAATCGGCACAGTTTCAGACGTCGCGTATGGGTCTGCCCCGAACGTCGTGAACGTCGGCACACCAACGACCGCGGTGCTCGACTGGACACTCGTGACGGGGCCGCAGGGACCTCCTGGGTCGAGCTCGAGTGTGCTCGAGTACCAATTCCAGACCGCAACAACCCCCCCGCCTGGCAACGGGCACATCAGGCTCGACAATACCCCCGCGCTCACTGACACGATTTATGTCTCGCACATCGACGGGAACGGTGTCGACCAGGACTACATATTGCAGCTCGTGCAGACCGGGTCGAATTTGATAATCCAAAAAAAGAACGACTCGGCAATTTCGTACACGTACGAGGTACTGTTCCACGTTGTGAACACTGGATACATCCGCTACGAGGTGAACTTCGTGAGCGCAGCGGGCACGCTGGCAAATAACGACCAGGTCATCCTGCTCCTCGTGGCCGTGGGCCAGCCTGGGACAGCCGCAACCGTTAACGTCGGGACGGTGACGCAGGTCCCGTACAGTCCGACTGCGATCGCCGTGACGAACTCAGGCACGACGTCCGCGGCCTTGCTCGACTTCGTGCTGTGTCCAGGGCCTGACGGTGCTCCGGGGACAAATGGATCAGCCGCGAGCGTGGCCGTGGGTACCACGAGCACACTCGGCCCAGGCGCACCTGCGACCGTGGTGAACAGCGGGACGAGCAGCGCGGCCGTGTTGGATTTTGGGGTGCCCGCGGGCGCGAGCGGGCCTGCAGGCAGCGCGGCAACGCTTACGATTGGCAGCACGACAACCCTGCCAGCGGGCTCCTCCGCCACCGCGTCAAACTCTGGAACGTCGAGCGCTGCGATCCTGAACCTGGGCATTCCAATCGGAGATCCCGGATCTGCCGCTAGCATCGCAGTGGGCAGCGTCACAGGGCTCGCGCATGGATCAACCCCGACCGTGACAAACGTGGGGAGCTCGAGCGCGGCAGTGTTTAATTTTGGCTTGACCGAGGGCGCACAGGGCACGGCAGGGCTCGGAGCAACGGTTGCTGTGGGTACCGTGTCGACGCTCGCAGCCGGCCAGCCCGCGACGGTCACGAATTCAGGCACGCCGAGCGCGGTCGTCCTGAACTATGGCATCCCCCAAGGGCAGACCGGGGCGCAGGGCTCGGTGGGACCGGCAGGTCCTCCAGGCCCCAGTGGCAGTGCGAGCCCTTACACGACAAAATCGACGTTCTCGTACTACAGCACCGCAGCAACAACCCAGCATGTCAACATGCCGAGCGGCACAATCAACACACTGGGGTCAATTGCAACCGGCGTTGTCACAGCCACGACGAGCATCAGGACTAGGCAGATGCGCGCGTCTAATGCTCCGAGCAGCACCGCAGACGGGCAGGACTCGGGGTGGCTTGGCACCATATCTAGCAACACGACGACGTTTGGGCAGTGCTTCTCGTACTCGTACAGTTTCGGCATAGAGGACACCGTAGCAGGATCGACGCGCACGATGGTCGGGCTTCTTCAGGGAACCACTGCCCCCACTCTTAGCAGCACGGCAACGGTCCAGGCCTCAACGACTCCTTTCTGTGGCATAATGCACGAGGTTGGTGAGACCGTGTGGTCGTTCTACACACGAGGAGCGTCAGGATTCGTCAAGACCGCCACGACAATCTCGTGCGTCGCGCCCTCCTCGCTGTGGTACCAAATCACAATCGAGAACGCGCCGGGCTCGCTTGGCTGCACGATTACCCTTACAGCCCTTACATACAACGCGGCGAGTTCGTCCCAGTCTTACTCTTTCACCGCAGGGGCCACAGATACCCCATCCACTACGGCGTTCAATTATGTGCTTCTGATACGGGCGATGGCCTCTGCAGGCGGGCTTAACAACACGGCGCGCCTGAGCCTCGCGAGCGTCAATATCCACACGTTGTAAACTGGGAAAATGCGACGATAACGCCGAAACTAAAAAAAATCGGAGATATGCATACTAAAATGGTAGCCAAAAAGAAGGCAGTCAAAAAGAAGGCGAAGCCGCGCGCGCCTCGGGCGCCCTCAGCGGCCTCAAGGGCCACGGCGCTCGCCGTGGCGGCACTCAAGCGCGCGCAGACCAGGTCGGTCATGGAGGACGTGAAGTCGAGGTACGCCGCGCGGTACGGCAGGGCGCCCACAGAGGCGATGGCCCGCAGCATCATGGCGGCAATCGCGGCCGGCATACCGATCGACGCAACATTCCGCGATCCTGACCCCCTCGTGGTCGCTCCGCCCACGCAGACACAGGTCCCGCTTGTTGCACTCAACAGTGGGCCGATGGGACAGGCCGGAATGCCGCGGGTTGTACCTGCCGCACTGGTCCCGCAGGTTGGCCCGGCTCAGGGTCAGGCTCCCTTTGACAGAGCTGCTGCCGCAAATAGGAGGTTGGCTGTGCTATTGCGACAGCTTAACCCCCCGGCAGTCGCTCCTGCCTTGGCTCCCCTCGTCGGAGATGTTAGTGGCCCAATCACCGGTGCACTTCGTGGAAACATTGTTCGTGAGAGCGCAGGCATTAGTCGAAGGAAGGCTCCGAGCGCTGCACTCGTCTCTGAGCAGAGTGATGCCATAAGGGGCCGACCACGCGCGGCACTCCAAGGAGAGCAGAGCGATGCCATGAGGGGCCGACCACGCGCGGCACTCGAGGGAGAGCAAAGCGAAGCAATCAGGGGCCGACCACGCGCGGCACTCGAGGGAGAGCAAAGCGAAGCAATCAGGGGACGGCCTGTGACTCAACCTCCCGTGCTTATCCAGGACCCGGTGTCTGCTGACACTGGCTACTCTACGGCCCGCCTACAGCAACGCGACCGAGATCTCACTGTCCTGCGCGAATCAAGGGACGAGGCAGTGCGCGCAATGCAGGAACAGGCGCAAGCGAATGTGACCCCTGGACGTCGTACAGAAGAAGAGAATCTAATGCGCATGTTAAGCAGGCTCCAAATCGCCCCCGATCTTGGCCCCCTTACAGTCGAGCAGCTCGACTCGACTCAAGCATGGAAAACTGGGCCTCTCGGAGACACTCCCGTCATTCCACAGGCGCCCCCTGGCATGCAGGTTAAAATGAGAATGGCAAGGACCGGTCCCCGTCCAGTCATCAGAGATGGCGTAGTGCAATTTGAGGCTATACCTCCCCTCCCCCCTGTCCTTCTTCCTAGTGCCCCTCCCGTTGACGAGCGCGCTGCGTTTCTTGCCAGGGCTGCGGCAAACGCAGCAAATCTACAGGCGGCCAGAGACAGACAGACAGCAGAGGCTGCCGCGGCTTACCAGCAGCAGATGGCAGCTATGAACCCTCGGGCTGTACAGCCTGCCGAGGTCGTGGTGCCTGCCGAGGCTGTGCTCCCTGAAGAGGTCGGGGCATTAGACATCGCCGGAGATGGATCCAAGGTCCAGAGCATCTCGTTCCCTATCGATCAGTGGTCCTCGGCCTCCGCTCTCCGGTGGCTACGCGCGCACGGCTTCGTGCCACAAAAAAAAGGAGAAGCGAAGGCAAACTACCTTCGCTATCGAATCCGCGCGCCACGCTTCTCCCGTTACGTTACACGGACAGTACATAGTAAGGGCCGAATGATCCATCTAATCATCGGCGCCTAAATACAGGGTTTATTTTTTTTTATTTTTTCTTGTCTCACACAAAGCTGTCAGGAACCGCGAAGTGCTGGTGGAACTCCTTGTGTGCCCACTTAACCCCCCACTGCGCGCTCTTGGCGTTGAGCATCTCGAGGTCTAACGCATGCGCCGCGATGAACCCGTCGAACGTCAGCGACCTCACCACGCCCGGGGCGAACCCCTTTACGACGTGCTGCAGGATGTCGTTCTCAACCTTGGCCAGGTGCTGGCTCATGTTTGACCCAAGCGGGTTGTCTGAGTCTGTCTTCGGGTACTTGTACGCTGCCATGATGGCATTCTGCAGGGCGTTAAATTCAGGGTTGAGCGCGCGCACGAATGGATTCTCGTGCCGCTTAGGGGTATCTTGGAACATGCCCATCAGAATGTCCAGCTTATCGAGTCCGGTCTCCGCGAGCACTGCCGCCCTGTCCTCCACATATCGCTCGAGGTTAGGGCATGGGACACCGAGCTGACGCGCCTCATACACGAGGATGGCCGGCTGACAGTTGATGACGTCGTGGTCGACGGCGCCCGTGGGGATCAGGAGGGGGCCACGCAGCGTCTTGGGCAGGGCGCCGTGTCCCCGACCTGTCACACGACCCCACGTCTTGCGCTCGCCATTTTCGAGCTTTCCGTGTCTGTAGGTCACAGGAACCAGGCCTCCGTACGCCACCACTTTCTCGCAGTACTCGCGGCTCAGGTTGAACGAATTGACCTTCTGCTCGTCGTATCGCCTGTCTGCGTACGCCTTACCGAAATTCTTCGCTTCTTTCATGTACCTGGGGCTCAGTTCCTTCTCCTTCCTGAGAAGCTTGTAAAGCTCGCGCTCTGTAAGGCTGCACACGTAGCGCGCCACACGCAGGTCCGACTTCTCGATGTACGTCATGTCGGTGGCGACGGGCTCCTTGAACATCTTGATCTGATGGTGCTTACGCGCGCGCGAGATCAAGGTATACAGCACGTTGTTGTTCGATGCTGCCTCCAGCGCTGCGAACACGTTGCCCTCCACGGTCTCGCCCTGGACGCTGTGCACCGTGTACCCGTGGCGGAGCTCGCAGTTCTTGCCTACCTCGAGGGGCGCCTCGAGCTCGTGTACTATGTCTCCGTTGTAGAACTTCCCGGTCTTCTTCATGACCATGAACTTCGGCGCCTTGCCTGCCGCGCTCATATAGTTGGTGATCAGGTCCTTGACGACGTTGCTGTGACACAGGATCATGTCGCGCTCTGGATTGTACTCAGCCAAGAGGGCCTCGAGCTCAAGCATGGGGAAGGCCTCTCTTGCGATTCTGCTCCCAGATCCGCGCACCTTGATCTCGTCCCGAAGATTCTGGAGCACATCCAATAACAACGGACACGTGCACCTCCAGTTATGGGTCAGCGAATGTGTACGCTCGCACTTTTCGGGGTTGAACGGCAGGCGAACCCGTGCACCAAGGACGTCGAAATGCGGCACTTGGCAAGGGTCTCCCGCGTAAATTATCATTGCGTGGGGATACCGGACGCGGAGGAATTCCTGTTCGTCCTCTGTGATCGTGGAGCACTCATCGACCAGGATTATGCTATAGTGCTTGAACCTGCGCCATTTCGGATTCATAGTCATGAGGCTCTTGTGGGGCGCAGCGTCGACACCGTACTCGAGACGCTTGCTGGCGCAGAGCTTGTGACTTGGACCTGAATAGAGCACGCTTCCCTTGGGGATGCCCTTGTCTGTGAGCACGAAGTGGGTTTTGCCTGCACCCCCAGGCCCCGTGATATACAGCGTGTGCCTGCTGTCGAAGTCCTCGCCCTCTGTCTCCTCGAGGTGCGGGCACGCGTGGATGTATCTGGTGCCTGGGATATTGGTCTTCATGAGCTCGTCCTTTACACGAAACACGTTGCGAAGCTCGAACTCGTGCGGCTCGACGTACACGGCATCACACGCCACACGCAGGACCTTGGGGAGCTGCATCGCCCGCAGCTGCTCGATTGTGTTGATGCGCGTGCAGCTGACGATGACCCCAGAGATGTGGGCCATGTGCAGGGCCTTCTCCCGGTCGTACGTGATGCACAGCTCGTCGAGGTTCTCGAAGTAGTGCACGTATTTGGCCATCGGCGAGGTCTTTGCCTCGTGCGCGATGTGCGACAGGAACTCGCGAGTGCCGCGCACGTACCAGCGGTCGATGTCCCTCTTCATCATGGCACGGCCGACCCACGTCGCGTAGAGCTTAGACGTGCCATCCTCGCCGAGCCATCCGTCGTCGTCGAAATTGAACTCCCGTCTGCGCCCCCACGCCCCCGCCACAATTCGGAACGCCGCGCCCATGCTGGTCAGGTACGCAATCTCGCAACTTGGGTAAACGCAGCCGTCGACGTACACGCCCCCGAGAATCTTGTCGACCGCCTCGAGATTGGGCCCGAGCACGATGTCCGTGATCTGGTAATACCCAGGGCCGCGGACACGGTCCGTCTTGCGGTGGTCTGTGAAGTCGAACACAAACCCGTCGTACCACTGGCAGCTCTGGAAGTTACGGTATGCACGCGCCTGGTCTACGCATGCGTACTCGCGATTTCCGCTCTGAATGCCACCACACGGCAACTCTAACGCGTACCCGCTCGTGTCCTTTGCGTCGATGTGTCCGTTCATGTGGACACCGTCGCGTATGAACGCAGACAGGTGCGGGTTTTTCTTGTCGCAGATCCAGGCGTTTTCCATCCCGAACTTCTCGAGCTGCGCGCGCACGAAGTCTCCGTGCGGCGCCTTGACTTTGAACGTACCCTCGGCCGTGCATACAGCAACCACCCCGCTCGCGTTGCGCTGGGTCATATGCCACACGTCAGTCTCACCGAGCTGCTTCCACTTCGCCTCAAGCCCTTCGCGTGTGACATGGACCACGTTGTTCATCGTCGTCTGCTCGACGTGGCCAATCCTCACGTTGGTCAGCTCCACGGCGCCGATCTTGTTCTGCGCGGGCTCGAAGACACGCGGCTCACGGATGCACGGCGTGATGACCGTGATCTGGATGCACGTCCTGTCTGCCACACTCTGCAGCTCAGTGTCGCTCACCCCGGTCTCGTGGTACTCGACGAGCATCTTCTCAACCTTCTTGGCGAGGCGCGTGAACTTTACGCGCTTCTTTTCGCCCGTCGCCGCGTCGCGCTTAGCGACGATGTACGACAGGAGCGGGGCGATGACGCAATTGAGAGAGCCATCGCGGTAACGCTGGAACACGTACACGGCAGGCAGAGCTTGGCCTTCCGCGACGCTGATTTCAAGTAGGTCGCGCCTCCTGTTAGGATAGAACACCTCTCGGTAGAGCAGGCCGTCGTCGTCATCGATCTGCTTCGCGGTGAACGTTTTGGTCTCGTCGTACGGCTCACCGATCGGATCTCCGGTCTCTGGGTTCTTGTTGCGTCTGGTGGCTTTGATGATCATCGGGGTGTCAGGCTGTCCGGCGGCGACGAGCTCCGACGCGCGCAGGTTGAGGCGGGCTTCGGTGAGCCCGATGTTGTCGAGCGGCCTGACGATTTGGCGACCACGGTCGTAGCGCACCGTCTGGTCGACGGCCGCAACGAGCGGGGCAAGGACTTGGCGGAGGACTTGGCGCTGCGGCGCAAGCTGACGGATTGGCTCGTCACGACCCACGACGAGAGGCGCAAGCGTCGCGGCGCGCGGTGGGGCGCGGGGCGGGGCGCGGCGGACTTCGGGCGCATCGGCGAGGAGCTGAAGATCGGTTAAAACTGCGGCCACGTTGCTGACGAGCAAACGGGCAGCGCGGCGGCGTACGTTGCGCGGGTCATCGGAAACCTGGCGGGGGGGCATCTATACCCCTAGGGGCGAGAAAAAAAAATCCATCTGAGCGCGCCTCCGCCCCCATCATCCGATTTCCCCTACCGGACGACGATCCCAACCAAGAGTCCCAGGATGCCTGCCCCCACAGCGGCCATCGTCGCGCCGCCTGACGGTACGTCGGGGTACGACTTATAGCGCCGCGCCTCGGGGTGCGCCAGATGCCAGGCGTCCAGCACCGCCTTCTTCTTCACCTCCCTATACTCCGGATCCTCATACCTACGTCGGGCATACTCACGAGCGCGTGCGCGTCGGCGGTCAGCGCGCGACAGCGGGGGCGTTGCCTCCGGCTCGGGCATCATCATCTCGAACTCCATCTCTTGCCCTCTACAGCGCCGGTTTTTTTTCCAGGCATCCCTGCCGCGGTCCCAGGATCACCAGGATCCCAACGTGCACCGCGGGCAATCCCCGAGCCCTTGATCGTAGCAGGTCGCGCAGACGTACACGTCGTGCCGGCACAATGTGACAACGCGCAGCCGCGGCTCGAGGCAAGAACTACAGACGTAGCCGAACGCAGAGGCATTCAGGTAGTCGTAATAATAATGACGGTGACGGTAATTTGTCCGCTTCACGTGCGGCCGGTCGGTCATCCAGAATGCGACGCGCGCGAGGTAATACGGCATCGGGATCTCGTACTCTATCAGGTCACGGACGCGCTCTTCCTCCTCCGTGTCAGGTATCCCGTCATACTCCATGAGCATCTGTGCCTTGTCCGCTCTCACTCTCGCGCAGTACATGCCTGACGGGTGAGTACACAGCGCCCACCGATTGAAATGACACATGGGCAGGGCCACGACATAGCGCAAACTGTGCAGCAACTTGCCCTTATGCTCTGCCTTATACAGGTCGTGTGCCATTCCGAGCACCTTCTTGACGATGTCCGCCGGTAGTGCGCGGAAAAGCGCCATCGCCGCGGCCTCTGCGGTTCCTCTCATCTTGATCTCCCCGCGCAACAAAAAAACCCCTGCCTCCCCAGCGGACCGTCGTCCCACGGGCCGGACCGTCGCGGACCGTCGCGGACCGTCGTCCCACGGGCCGGACCGTCGTCCCACGGGCCGGGCAAAATACCACAAATGGCCAGATCCACAGGCCACGTGACACGATTCGTGTCTCACGGGA